CAGTTAGAATTTAGAGTTGCTGCGTTCCTATCTCAGGACAAGACTGCCATTGACGAGGTGACTACAGGCTTTGATGTACACAGTTACACTGCCAAGGTTATCTCTGATGCAGGGCAGACTATCTCTAGACAGGACGCAAAGGCTCACACATTCGCTCCTCTGTATGGTGCGAGTGGATTTGGACGCACACCTGCGGAGGCTGCGTACTATGAGCAGTTCACTAAAAAGTATAGGGGTATAGCCAGATGGCACAAAGAGCTTGCACGAGAGGCTGTAGGGACTGGGAAGATATGTACACCTTCAGGGCGTGAGTTTGCATTTCCTGATGTAGTTCGTAGAGCAAATGGTAGTGTGACATATTTCACACAGATTAAAAACTTTCCAGTACAATCATTTGCAACTGCTGACATTGTACCTATATCATTAATATACATTGATAAGATGTTAGGTGCTAATCAATTACACAGTTGTATAGTCAATACCGTACACGATTCAATCGTGATTGACGTACATCCAAACGAGAAGGACAAAGTATTACGGATAATAAATGCTGCCAATGACAAGCTTCTTGGTATAGTAAATCGTAAGTGGAATATAGACTTCAACCTACCTTTATTATTAGAGGCAAAAATTGGTGACAATTGGCTTGACACAGTAGACGTGTCGTGATATAACTAAGATTCGTTTTAACAGAAAAGGAGAATACATGAACCAAGTATCAACAATAAACACAGGTAACTTTAACGCAATGGCAGAAGCAATGGGTATGAATATTGACACCCAAAAGAAGTCACAGGCAAGTACGCTTGCTAGATTGCGTGTCAACCATTCGCCTATCATGGGAGAGGAAACTATCAATGGTAAGAAGGTTAAGGTTGAGGTTGTATCTGGCGGTACATATAAGTTGGAGATACCAGATGGTCCAACTTACTACGCCACTACAGCTACCATACGTCCCTACCTACAACGCTTTATGTATAAGCGATTTGTAAAGGGATCAGATAGCACACCTAATCGTTACGTCAAAACACTAATGGCTAATGATTTGAACAACGACATGAAGGACAATGACGGTGGCTTCAACTGTGGTAAACCTGCAGGTTACATTGAAGACTTCAAGGCACTGCCTGAGAAGACACAAGACTTAATTCGTCAGATCAAACGAGTACGTGTACTGTTTGGTACGGTTGAATTACATGATGTTGTGGACTCTACAGGTAAGTCAGTAGAGTTATCACCACAGGCGTTCATTTATGAGATTGAGAATCGTGATGCATTTAAAGGTGCAGGTGTGATATTCAATAAGCTAGGTAAGATGCGTAGGCTACCAGTACAGCACAACGTATCAATGGCTACGGAAGAGCAGTCAATGCCTAACGGTAACGTGTGGTACTTACCTACATTTACACTTGACTTAGGAGATACTCTTGAGGTGGGTGACGGTGAGCAAGAAACCTTTGCTAATTTTATTGCATGGATTGAGAACTACAATGAGTACATCAAGTCTGCATGGAATGATAATGCCTACAAGAATGACGATACCGATACAGATACGGTTGAGGAGTTCGTAGACATTGAAGCAGAGGACTTTGTGTAATGAACCATCCTGCTGAACTAGCAATACATCAGTACCTTGAGAACGCTGCCAATGGTAAGTCTTCTATGTCAGATGAAACAATTGACACAGTAGCACGTGAAGTAGCAGAGGCACTGAAACGTCAGTTCGGTAGTGGTAATAAACGTGGCAAGTTCAGGTTAAGGATGTCCAACATTGGGCGTCCTACTTGTCAACTTTGGTTTGATAAGAACAAACCTGAAACGGCATTACCAAAGCCGACTACATTTGTAATGAACATGATGTTAGGAGATATAGTTGAAGCTGTTTTTAAGGGTGTTCTTAAAGAGTCTAACGTGGCTTTTGAAGACACTGATACGGTTAGCCTTCCAGTGGGAGATAGTAATGATACTGTTGTTTCTGGGAGTTATGATCTTATCGTAGATGGAGCACTTGACGATGTAAAGTCAGCGTCAGATTGGTCTTATCGAAATAAGTTTGAGTCGTATGATACATTAGCCAAAGGTGATTCATTCGGATATGTCGGGCAGTTAGCAGGTTATGCTAAAGCTTCAGGTAAGAAGGTAGGTGGTTGGTGGGTTGTAAACAAAGCCAACGGTGGCATCAAGTATGTACCTGCTGACAACCTTGACATGGAAGTAGAGATGGACAAGATCAGACAGACTGTGGAGACAGTCAATAAGAACGAGTTCAAA